CAAGCAATGAATATGCGTGAGTTCTTGAAAAAGAATGACTTATAATGATAAATAGCATTATACGTTTTTATTTGGAGAAGCGGTGAGAAGAAGTATATTAGAAGAACTTAATCAGATATCTGTAGATAGAGACAGAGATCATGTTGTTTCTAATAGGGGAGAGCATGTAATAAATAGTGCAATCAATCTTATCGAGCAAATAGAAGAATACTATGATGAATCAACTGCTAAAGATCTAACAAACAGAATTATCAACAGTATTAAAGGTCGAGACGGCAAAAAATTCTCCAGAGGTATTACAAAGATTATAAAAGAATCTCAAAGAGAAAAAGAAAATGTTGATAAATGAAATCATTAAAGGTATTAAAGAAGCACCACAAGGTTTAAATCGTAAAGAAAAAACCAAAGATGACATAAGAGATGGTTCAACTCTGTCAGTAAATGGTAGAACATACGAATGGGATAAAACAAATAATGCCTGGTACAGTCATAATGATGGGGATTATGTTAGACCCGGTACTGAATCTGATTATAGACTAACCATGCAAGTCCTCAAAATGGTAAACCCACAGTCTAAAATCTCTTTAAATCCTTTTAAATTAGTAAAGGATTTAGCAGGAGCAGGTGCAAAAAGACTTGGATTAAAAGGTATAGGTAAACAAACTCGAAGTGATCCGAAGGCAAGTGTAATGAAAAAAACAGGCACGGTGATAGGCGGAGCAATTGGAAGAGGTATAGATAAAATTGCTGGTACTGGTGGGTTTAAAAATAATAGACGTGTAAAATTTGATGAACCAAAGAACTCGCCTATAACTTTTGGTCAGCCTAAGAATTCTGCTGAGCCTAAGCCAAAAAACTCAAACGTAGTAAATTTAGACAAGAAACGTAAAAAATCAAGTATTTTAATGCCAGGTGATCCTGACTTTAGAAAATAGCACAAATGAAATTCAACGAAATTTCACAAGGATATGTCACTGAACTTATACTTGAAGCAGTAGGCAAAAACACTCATCTCGAGCATCTCGAAGATCATATTTTTAATAAAGGCTTTGAAGGAGCCAAAGAAGCAATAAATTATCTATCTAGTCTACACGAAATGCTGGAAGGAAATTCTAAAACTCCTATCAGCATGACAACAAAATGGGATGGTGCTCCGGCAATCATTGCAGGCAGAGATCCAGAAACTGGTAAATTTTTTGTAGGCACTAAAGGAGTGTTTGCTACTAGAAAGCCTAAAATAAACTTTACAGAAAAAGACATAGATGAAAATCATCCTGCAGAAGGCTTACGAGACAAATTAAAACTTGCATTAAGGACTTTGAGCAAACTGAATTGGAATACAGTTGCACAAGGTGATATGTTATTTTCTAAAGAAGATTTGCAAAAAACAAATATAGACGGTGAAGAAGTTCTACTATTTAAACCCAACACAATAGTTTATGCAGTCCCTACTAATAGTGATTTAGCAAAAGAAATTGCTAGTGCAGATATAGGCATTGTATGGCACACAGAGTATGTAGGTGGACCTACACTTGCAGATACACGAGCCAAATTTGGTTTTAATGCTGATGTATTAGGTAATAGTAAAAGTGTATGGCATAGAGATGCTATAATAAAAAATTTAAGCGGCATAGTTACATTCACAAAAGAAGAAAGTATTGATGTACTAAATGCAATTAATTCTGCAACAGCATATATGAAAAGTATAGACTCTAGTACATTTAATTGGTTAGAACAAGGAAATGAATTAATAGGTAAAGATTTTTTACAACAATTAAAGGCTCATGTAAATAACAATATTAGAGCAGGAGCATTTGATGAGCCTACTAAATTTGCACAAGGATTTATTCAAAAGTACATAGCCTTTATGACAAATGAAATAAAAAAAGTTAAACAACAATCTACTAAAGATGCTAAATTACAAAAACAGGTAGCAGGTGTAAAATTTATAAGAAAAAATTTAAAAAGTATTGTAGCAGTATATGATTTGTATTTAAAAATCATAGAAGCAAAAATTAAGATTATTAGGAAATTAGAAATAATTAGACAAATGCCTACATTCAAAGAAACAGAAAATGGGTATGAAGTAACAGGCGAAGAAGGATTTGTTGCAGTTGATAGAAAGGGTAATGCTTTGAAACTAGTTGATAGATTAGAGTTTAGTAAATTAAACTTTGGCTCAGGGAGGCCTGGAGCATAATGGAATTTAAATTAATAGATAAAGAAATATCAGAAGCAAGACTATGGCGTCAAAGTAGACAATTTGGCGAGATGGACGGACGAGGTATTGCTGATTTATTATATCTAAGTTTTTTATCGTTGCTTACATTTGCAAAAGATGATTATAAATCCGATTATGCTAAAGCATATGCAAGACAAACTTCGCAGTATGGTACTTTTACTATGTTTAGGAGCCATGCTACAGACATTTACCTTTTAGCATATCAAGTAAAAAATCCAAAGAACAAACATATTAGTTTAAAAAACAACATAGAAAGTACTAGATTTTTAAAAAGTCTATCTTTTGATTCTAGAAAATTTTATTTCATATTATCTAAAATTGCAAGAGGCAATCTCAATAAAAGCGAAATATCTACATACCTTTTTAGATTAGAAACACAACTTAAAATATCAAATGCAAACTTTAAGCAATATAGACGTTTAATAAATGATTGGGAAAATTTAAAATTTGCACAACGGCAATATGTTACTAGCAAACTTATCCAAGACTTTAGACGATTAGGTCGAGGAAGTGAACTAGTCTCATCTTTAAACGATATGGCAAAATACAAAAAATATAGAATATCAGATGAAGTTAAAAGAAGGAGTTATAAAAAACCGAAACCTTCAGCAACTTCAAGAGTAGTTGGTACAGCCGCAGGTGCAATAGCAGGTAGGTATGTTGGCAAAAAGGTTGCAAAAAAGTTGGGCAAAGATATTGATAAATATAAGAAGTACGGTACAGGTATAGGCGCAATAGCAGGTTATTGGGCAAGTGGCCGGAAGAAACAACAATGAAAATAAACGAGATAATTTTAAAAGAAGAAGCATTTAGTCCTCAAGAGTTGACGGCTTATGCATCATCTCTTTATCAATTAGGTAGAAGTAGGGAAGCAGTTTTAACTTTGCAAATTGCTTCTGATCCTAAATATAATAACTCGATTGATGCTATTCAAGGTGAAGTTGCACGTCGAATCTCTTCAATGACTGGCGGCGATAAAGAAGCATCTGCACAAGAGTTTGATTCAGCAAAAAATAATTATATAAAAGCATTTGGTGGCAGTCCTAAATCTAGTCCTAAATCTAGTGAAGAACCTAGATCACGAGGTGCCCAAGTAGGTAATACAAATGCTAGAAAATATAATAGACTTACAGGTACTAGTTACAGACAAAAAGCCAAAGATGTTTGGGACGCAAATAAAATTGATACAACAAGTTTTGGTTCAACGGTAGACACATCTGTAAATTTAGGTCGAAAAATTAATTCAAAATTAGGAAACTATACACCTAGATCATCTAAATAAAAACTTTTAAATTTGATAAATAAGTGCATAAGATACTTTTACAGTATCTGTGTTTAAGGAGAATTATAATGGCACAATCAGATAGAAGAGCGGCGGCGGCTGGTGAGTTTATTGGTAAAGATGTATTCTTAAAAAGTTTTCAACAACAATCAGGAAACATTTCAGCAACTCAATTAACAGCACTAGTTAGTTCAGTGCAAAACTTGAACCTTTCAGTATTAAAACTTGGCGCAGTTAGTGGCGACACAGTTAATATGATTCTAGAAGGTGCAGACAACTTAGCAAACGGTGACCTAGCAGGACACGTTATTGCAGACGTCTCATTCTAAGTTAAACTAAACTTAATAAAAAGGCAGTTATACTGCCTTTTTTTATGGCTAAAAGTGATAAATAAAAGCAAAGGATACAGTAGAACAAGTATCCAGTAACATAGGAGAATTATAATGGCACAATCAAATCCAAACGCGGCAGTAAGAGCGGCAAACGGTTTCGTAGGAACAACTCACATCTTAGAAGTAGATGACGTAACAGCAGTAACAGTTGAAGCGGCATGTACTGAAGC